TTGAGCCAATGCTGTAAGAATACCTGCTGGTATTGTTCTTGACATCAGATTGCCTCTTCAGCGGAGAAAGATATCTGGTAAAACGTAGGGGGAGTAATCGTCCAGTTTTGTGTATTAGACGTAAGCCTAAAGACACCTTTGGGGTTAGTCAGGGTAGCAGCAACACCAGTGCGATCTTTACGGAGTGCAGGCCAGATCTCAAGTGTTCCCCCATTGGATTGGTCTTCTAAGACCTTATGGAGAGTAGCATCAGACCCAGTACCGATCTGGATGTAGTCTCCAGCGAGTAGAGTGCCAGTCATAGCTACAGTCACACTACGAGAGCCTGAGGTACCTGTGATAGTGGCAGAGGTAGCAGTCCCCCGAGGGGATGCCCCAGCGGGATCACCTAAAAGGAATGTACCGTAGGGCCCCCTAAGTTTCGTCAGGAAGGCTACCCACTCCTCTGCATTCTCACGATTGACCGGTGGGATAGTAATATCAGCCTTCCACTTCTCCCCAGAATAAGCATGGACCTGAGTCGCAAAGGTGAAAGGGGACTGACTGATAGCGACAGCATTAACTGCACTTAGACTAATTTGGGCAAACCCAATGTTAGTGGGCATACTGAGTGGGTAAGTGACAGCCATTATCCAAATGCCCTTCCGTAACTACCGCCACGCTGTCGAGCATCTGCAACAGCAGCTTTGGTCATTTCCATGATCTTTGGTGTTTCTTGGGAGATGATACGCTTAACGCTTTCGTCACCATTAGCTTGGAAATGGTAGTTCTGGACGATGTTAATGTCGCCACCACCTTCCATCTGAACCCCAAGTTTACCATTCTTACCACGCTTGAGTGGCATGATAGCTTCGGGTCCAGCTTCACCCATGAGTCCAGTCTTACCACCAGCCATAGGGAAGTATGAGGGGGAACTTACCACTCCACCATTGGCAAAGGGTTGGACATTACCATTCCTAAAGACTCCACCATTTGCAAAGAAACCCATGATGAAACTTGAGATAGATTCTGCAAAAGGCTTAGCTACTTGCTGACGGTATATCTCAAGGATGATGTTCCTAAGCATACTCTTGAAGGCATCTTCGACGGACTGAGTGCCATCAACGACAGACATCAAGGCACTCTCGATGTTACTGGAGATCGTCTCTTGGATCTGAGCACGGCGTTGATCGGCTTCTGCAGCCTTCTTAAGGGCCATCTCAGCCTTAAGTACAGACTCAATGCGCTGGTTCTCTGCATCAGTGAGAGCTCTAGTGCCGATCTCTGCTTTCTCACGGAACTCATACTCAAGTTCCAGCCTACGTTGATCTTGCTCAGAGAGCCCGACCAGTTGCTGCTTAAACTCTGCTTCCCGCTGAAGGGTTGTCAGGTAGTCCATAGCAGTTTGATAGGGGTCCTTACCCCCACCTGCTCCACCACCACGGCCCTTACCATATAGTTCATCCGCATACAATCTGCTCTTAGGGGGGAGAGTAAACTGCCCAAAGGTCATGAGTGTACCGGTGGTCATCCCAGGACCTTGCCCTGGGGTAGTTACAAAAGCCTCTCTCCCCTGATAGTTTCTGGCTGCAGCATTAGCCAAAATCATATTCTGAGCTAACCTTGCCGCTTCATTCGCAGCATTAGTTATCTCTGGGGAAATGTTTATTTTAGAGAGTTCAAGTGCTGACTCCACAGAAATGCCAAGTTCAACTGCCATGCGACCAGCTTCTTCAGCAGCCTTCTTGGTCTTCTCCCCGATCTGACCCTCACCCACTATCCTTGTCTGATAGTATTGGGCATACACACGAGCCACACGTTCGGATTGCTCAAGTTCAGCTTTCCCTTGCTCATACCTACCACGCATCGCTTCAGTACGAGCTTGAAGTTCGGCATAAAGGGCAGCTTCCCTAGCTTCTGCCGCTCTCTCTTCTTCTTCTGCAGCTTTTTGGATAACTTCTGCGAGTTTAATACCGGAAGATTCCGCATTCCTGATAAACTCTTCTGCGAGCTGTGGAGATATTTCAAGAATTTGATAATAGGCTCTCTCCGAAGCTTTTATGATATCTTCGACATCCTGAGCCCCTTTAATTTGAGCATTGTAAGACTTTACGATATCTTCAATGAGAGCTTTTTGCTCCCTGATAGCGTTATTTACTTCCTCTTGAGCTTGATACTGGAGACTAAGATTTATTTGAGCAATCTCTTGCGGAGTAGCTTCCCTGCCAGCTAGCATACCCTTAAGAAGGCGATCTCTAGCTTGAGCAACCCTATCCCCACGTTGCTTTTCCAAGGCATCTTCTAGCCCTTCTGCAAAGAATGCCCCAAAATCTAAAGCAGTTTCTTTAGCTTCCTCCACCCTCATTTTGTAGAAGTTAGCGACTAGCGTACCGAATCGTTCCTCGATATCAGTGAAAGCGTCATCAAAACTGGTAAACATGTCCAACCCAACTTTCTCGAAGAAGTCAGGGAGTTCACCAAAGGTTTCTTTGATGTTATCCACACTTTCTTTACTCGTCGCTTTTACCTGAAGGAAAGCAGTAGCTGTCGCCGTACCTAAGGCAAGAAGAGCACCTACAATAGCCCCAGTTGGCCCGAAGATACCTGCAAGCTGAGACCCCTGTTGACCTAGGGCAACAAGGGCAGACTGCCCAGATTGAACCTGAACAATAAAGTCTCCGACTTGGTAGCCAGCTTGTTGAAGACCTTGGTTAAACCTTCTCTTGAGCCTCTGAGCACCCTTGTAAACTTCAAGATTGAACTTAGCGAATTGGTTACCACCAGTAGCTACACCTTGAGTGAACTGGTCAAATTCCAGTTTTACAGACGACAGGGCATCTGCCATTTCCATTGCACTGATAGTCCCAGCACGATGGGCATTGCGGATCTCTCGCGTAACTTTAGCATATTCACGAGCAGCCGCACGAGAAGGTGCGTAGAGTTTGACAAGCCTTTCTTCGTTCTTCCTAGCTTCTTCTGCAGCCCTAGCTTTCTTCTTCTCAATCTCAATAAGGTTTCTGTCCGTAAGAATAGCCTCTTTGGATCGACGTACAGCTTCGTCCATCGCATTGTTGGCTTGCTTACGGGAGATAATACCATCTTCAATCGCTTTAGACAGCTTACGGTGGATAGACTCAAGCTTACGAGTCTCGTTGACAACTCGTTCTGTAGCTGCCCCTACAGGCTTAAACTGAGCTGCAAGCTGCCGAGATACCTTACCTGTCCGCTCAAAGGTATTAGCAGCCTCCTTAAGGTCCTTAAGGCCTACAACCTTAATGTCAAATGTGACACTCTCGTCAGCCATGATGAGTCCTTACGTAGCAAGTATCTAGAAGTTTAACAGCTTCAACATCCCGAGGGGAGAGGAAGGTGTGAGTCAGCTCAAGCCAAGCCTTAATCTCACTGTAACTTATAGGGTTAGGTCCACTGAAACCCATAGAACGCCCAGAGTTTAATGCAACAAAGGCAGACCATATGTAAGCTACAGAAGAAGGGAACTCTGGTCCCTTTAGTTCCTCTGGGGTCTTACCGGTCTGCCTTTCCACTTGCTCTAGATGCTCCCTTACACTTACGCCGCTCTGATCAGTCTTACCAAGCTTAAAGTTATGCTCAGCATACTCTAAAAGTTCACTGATCAGCTCGCTGTAAAATCCAGGCTTTCAGTCAACGCCTCCTCTACCTGACTGCGAAGCCAGAAGACCTCTGTGTAGATCTCTTTGGCTTTAGCAGGGGTCAGCTTGGGGGTTTCACCACCATACGTGATGTTCCACTCCTTAGTGCATTTGGAGAGAAGCTCGATAGCATCTCGTTCGATATCCGAAGCACTGTAGTTAGTGGTAGCACCCTTCTTCTGCATAAGCTTGATACGACGATCTTGTTGTTCGTGCATTACGCCACGATACTCCTTGGAGTGTTGTGCGTAGAGAACCACAGTCATCTCTGAACCATCTTCATTGGTCAGGGGTTCAAGGCTATTGGGGTGCTTGATGACAACTTCTACGGTGTCATACTTGGGTTTGAGATCCATAAGATCCATATCGGGTATCCTTTAATTAGGTGTCAGGGTTATTAAAGCTTATCGGGTTAACCTTCAGTAAAGTGAGGGGGACAGCACCCGACAACCATCCCCCTCGTCCCTAGCTAGGGATTACGCACCAGACTTGGTGATCTGGATAAGGGTGTTGGTGTTTGTAGTCGATGCACTCAGGTCGGAGTCATCATACAGACCAACGAAGGACATGCTGATCACACGGGAGGTGGGGCCATCGACACCCACATCAGCCGAGTTGATCTTGATGCGGGGCATCAGGAATGTCAGGGTATTGCTACCGTCACCAACGGAGACCTCAAGAGCCGACTCGGTTTCATTGAGGAAGCGGTTGATCAGGGTGGCATCCTCAAAGTATGCCGAGAGTGTGCCTTCGAGGGTAGCTGTACCAAACTCAAGGGCAGGTGCAGTGCTTTCACCAACCACGAAGGTCGGAGCAAAGGCATTGGTGAGGGTGAAGTCAAGGGCTGTGATCAGAGTGAGAGCAGAGCCCAAGGAGCCTACGTTACCCAGTTTGATATCGCCAGAGTAAGCGTCGAAAGGTTCGTTACCTGCAGAGGCATCCTGAGTCTTCTGAGTGCCCGAGATGGACATATCCTTACCGACCATCCCAAAGGTTGCAGTAACCATCTGGTTCGGAGCCATAGAGACTGCCATAGAGTTCACGGTCATACCGGTGAAGAGGCGAGCCTGATCGACATCTGCAGAGTAGTCTTCAATGCTGAAGTACTTGGGGGTGGTGCCCAAGATAGCTGCGTTAGCAACAGTGGTTGAGCCATCACCAGCGGTGAAGCCTGTGTCAAACCCATTATCTGCCATCAGGGCAGCTTCCATCAGAGCATCGAACTCTGCGTGACGGAGATCTGCTACGATATCCCCTGCGACCTGACGGTTGCCGTGACGGTCAACCCGAGGCATACGGTCAGCTTGGATATCTGTACCAGCTACACGATCTTTGGTGAGGTTCAGGGAGTGACTGGTGAAGGGAAGGTTCTGGAAGTTCCCCGAGGGAGTAGTCCCGAAAGTGGACTCTGTGAGAAACGACAGCGTGGAGCGAGCGCCTTGTGCGAAAGCCATTTATGTTCTCCTAGTTATAGGTGTGCCAGCCAATGCTGACTGGGATGATGTACCAAGGCGTATCAAGGAACCCGAGCCTACGATCCGCGTAGTCGATAGATATCCTGACTGTCTCTGACCCTGTGTAGTTGATGTCAGTGGTCGCCTCGAAGCGATTGATAACGCTATCTGCAAGGGCTTCAGCAGCCCGAGGGCCAAGTCCTTCTTCTGCATGACAGAGGACCCTGAAAAGGCCATCATAGCGTTGTTGTGGGCTTGTACCCATTACAGAAGGTCTGCGGATTGTCGGGGTAAATAGGGGCTTGAGAAAGCTGGTACCTGTGGTTGCATCGTAGGAGACATTCTCCCAAGCGATCTCAGCGATGGAAGCATCAGCAAGGTGCTTCTCAAGAGCAGCACGGATGTCAGTAAATACGGAACTCACTTGAGGATACTCCTAAGCTGATCGAAGACTCCGTAGTATCCCTCTACGTACTTAGCGTGGGGGGCATTGTTTACGAAGGTAGCCCCATCTAGGATCTCAAGCCCCTCCAGAGAGGCATACAGGCGGTCTGCCATAGCGCTACGCTCTTGGTCTGGGGAGCTAGAGACTTCCTTACGACGAGAGGTCTCACCGGTTCCTGAGGTGGTCCCACGGGGGTTCAAGTGCATAGAACGAGCATAGGCACCGGTTCGTACAGGTACTTCTTGCTCAAGATAGTCGATAGCTGTCATAAGACGATTAGCAACTTCTTCTTTAGCAATCCTCTCCATCTTCTCGGAGATCTTCTCTGTTCGGACTCTTGTGATAGTGACCTGCATTATTCACTCACATCACATATGTAGCAGATGACAACTCCAGCGGAATACATGGTCATCACATTGACGATGTTCACTCGGTCGCCATTGCCCAAGATCTCATCTTCATCATCAGGCTCTACTGCAAGTCCTAGGGCAGGTATCACACACTTGCGAGTTCCCCTACGGACTTCATCCACACTAGTGATGTTATAGGTGTAGAAGTACCCCCTGATGGAGTAGTCAGTAGTGGTAGAGGAGCTTTGAGTACCTATGGTAGGGTCATACGCACCATAAGCCTTCTTACGTAGGGTAAGAGGTTCCCCGTGAGTATTCACGAGATTAACTAGATCGTATGCCCTGAAAGCCATTAGTCATAGTCCTGGATATACTGAGTATCTGCAGGGGAGTTATCGAACTGCCCTTTGTAGAAGGCAGGATCAGGGCGATCCGTAAGAGCGTGTGCTGCATTTATAGCAGCACTAGAGATGCCACCAGCACGAAGACTTGCAGAAGTGAGAGAGTACTTCTGACCCTGCTCACGGAGATCGTTGGATAGGGCCTTATATTGCTTAGCCAAGTCGCTATAGTTAGCTGACAAGGCCCCATCCAGTTTTGTATCCACCTTACGGGCGAACTGCGCTGCAATCGTACTAGCAGCCCAAGCACCGGCGAAATAGACGTTGTTATTGGACTCGGACAGGGCGAAAGTAATCTCTTCGTTCTTAATCAACTGGTCATTAGTATCTGTGTCCCCTATAAGGAGACGCACGACATTGAGACGACCAGAGGTCGTAGTTTTGTCAAGATCAGTTTCGTCGTATGTCCAAGCCATTGTTAAGCCTCTAGGTCACCGTAGTTCCTGCGCCACGAACGGATCATGCCACACTGTTTGTCCTTGATTTTGGAGATACGACACTTCTTACGGTCATAATCTTCCTTCGGGACTTTAGCCTTAACCTTGTCATTGATGGTGTCCACAAGGATGTGGAGTTCATCTACAGTCATAAGGTCGAGGCCATCTCCAACCTTAACATCTAGGGTCGCAGCCGCTAGTTCATTGTTATGGTGGAGATGGTGCTCATTGTACAGGCGTTCGATATTGGCCTTAGGCAATCCACGTTCTTTCCAAGGGACATGATCTCCCTTTTCATAACGCTTGCCATTCATGAGGAGCCCCTTAGGGTTCCTCACGAAGACCGGTTGGTCATATTGGAAAGGCGGTCGGGTCATACGCCTACTCCTTACGACAGGATGGTGTTGAAGAACACACCGAGGTCAGCGCCGACAACCTTCTGGTCGTAAGCCATGTTGGCTTCCAGAAGTTCTGCCACACCTTCCACACGCAGGAAGTCACCGGTGTACGAACGGATGTCGATGCCGTAGCCCGAAGCATTGTCCAGTTCGTTCCAAGTGAAGTTGTAGCCTGCGGAGGGGACCATCAGACCAGCCGACTGCGGTGCATAGTACAGAGCAGCCTTCTTGCTTGCCACGAAGGACAGGGACTCGGAGAGGCCTTCCTTGGCGGTGTTCTCGATGGCATCCACCACGTAGTACTCTGCAACCTCGAAGATCTCAGCCAGCTTAGCCGAGGTCACCAGTGCAGTGTTGGTGACGGTTGCACCACCGTTGAGGCGAGCCAGAATGTCAGGGTGGTTGATCAGCGTGTCGTGGACATCGCGGGTCACAACCATCTTGTTCGGCTTGAAGCCACCCGAGGCAACTTGCATTGCACGGCGAGCAGTCGTCACGTCGACGATGGGGGTGGAGTTGGTGTAGTCATCCCACTGGGTAACTTCTGCAGCGGTATCGTTGTCTGCATTGGCAACACCGGTGTATTCGGTGGTCCAGATGCCGGTACCAAAGAAGTTAG